TGGCCACGGCAAAAATCAATCAACATCTTGTGGGTCAAAAGAGATCCCCCTGCACGCCGTGCGAGATCCAGCAGGCTGCGGAATTGTGCGCCTCGATCCGGCTGGCGATTACCTGGGCGCGCAATCCGGCAGATGGTGGGCAGTACATCCCGAACCGATCGACAGAGCCCGCGTTCACGCTTGCATTGGTGCTGTCGGCGCTTGCCAGAGGCAAGTGCTGGAAAACCCTAGGGTCAAGCATGCGCAGCCCGTGGAGGCGGCAGGCAGGCCGACCCTGATCATCGCAGACAGCGTCCATGGCCTCGCCCATGCGGTTCCACCATGACGCCGTGCCCGGCGTTGCCCATTGCCCTGACGAACCGAGGGCTACCATGTCCCACGCATTGGCTAGGCGCTCCAGCCGCTCCAGGCTCTCGTGCAGGTGCCAGACCGGCACGCCGCGGATGTGGCTTGGCCAATCGGCCAGCAAAGCGTCGTTGTCGGCCTCCGCTCCTTCGATCACGTCAGGGATCAAAGCCCAGTCAAAGCCTGGGTGCCGATGCCATTCTTCGCACCAGGCAACGTATCCTGGGACGTCGATCTGGCCGCCCTGCTTCCAGACCGTGAAGGCGCCATTGTCGAAAACGAAGGACTGGCAGACCTCTGCCACGACAGCCAGGTCGTCGCGCCTTGGGTATGGGATAAGGGCGTGGCGGCCGGCCAGGAATTGAGCAGCGGCCTGCCCTCCTCCTGAAACCGGCGTCCCGTGGTAGTGGATCATGACCTAGTGGTGATGATGGTCACGCCGTGATGTTCGGCCACCAGGGTTTGAATGCCTCCAAACGTGCGTTGCAGTTGGTCGGCGATCTCCTCGTGATAACCGCGGTCGTGCAGCGTCACCTCGTCAATGATGTCCTCCACCATGATCACTTTATCGGTCATGATGCTCAGGCTGTATTTGATCCGAGCCCCATTGTTAGGACAAAACGCAAAAAACTCGGTGCTGTAGATATTCACGTCATCCTCTCAAAAAAAAGATCAACTCAGGCTTCTCCATGCTGCCGCTGCCACTCGCGGAACCTGTCCGTTGCCAAGGGCTTTAAGTCGGTCCACCCGAGCGGCCATCCCATCAACCACTCGACCCACGTCGGGTTCAGCAGGCCACCGCTGATGTGCCGGAGCTGCGGCGTCTGTTTTTTGTCGCCATGGTCGTATCCCTTGCCGCTCTTGTAGTCGTTGTAGCCCGGCGATGGGTACATCCTTGCCGATACCGCCTCGATCAACGTGCCTCCTTCTCGACCCTTCGTCGGTGTCACTCTTCCACCCTTTGTCCCGAAAGAACTTGTCGGCGTAGGCCACAATCCAGATCCTGTCTCGCTGATGGGGCGCTCCGCAGTCGGATGCTGAAACACAACACCATTGCGAGTCATACCCCAGCGCGGCAAGGTCACCGAGGACCATGGCAAGTCCTCGTCCCACAAGCATCGGTGAGTTTTCCACGAAGACGAATTTTGGTCGTACCTCACAGATAATTCGTGCCATGTGTTTCCACATTCCGCTGCGCTCGCCGTCGATCCCGGCCCCTTTTCCTGCGATGCTAATGTCCTGGCACGGAAACCCGCCAGATATGACGTCAACAAGGCCTCGCCACGGTCGACCGTCAAAGGTCTGAACGTCATCCCAAACCGGGAAAGGCGGGAGAAGTCCGTCATTTTGTCTGGCGACAAGTACGCTTGCTGCGTAAGGCTCCCACTCGACAGCGCAGACGGTGCGCCATCCGAGCAGGTGTCCTCCGAGTATTCCGCCACCAGCGCCCGCGAAAAGAGCCAGCTCATTCAAAATAGCCCCCGCAGCCGCACCGGGTTCACCTTCTTGCCAGTGATCTGGCAGGCCCGCGCCGGCGCCGCCTCGGCATGCTGGCTGTGCAGCAGTTCGTTGACCCGCCCGCACACGCTGGACAGCCGCAGGTCAAGAGCCTCGGACAGCTCTGCCCGGCTCCAGTCCCGGTCGGTGTGCCTGGCCAGAAACTCGACGATCTCGCGCGCCTGGTCGCCGAGCTTGCCGTTGCTGCGGTGCTCACGGTAGGCCTCAATCGAGGTGGTGGCTACGTTCATTTCGCCACCCCGTCGAGCAAATGGGCCGCGCTGATGATGACGGCAATTACGAGGGCCGTAATCCATAAAACGAGAGCGTTCATTTGCGCTGCTCCTTCATGTGCTGGCGCTCGTATGCCTCGACGTCTTCGGGTCGATAGAGCACGCGGGTGTTGCGGCCGCCGCCGAGCTTGACGAAGTGAGGGCCCCTGCCCTTCACCCGCCAATTCGACAGCGTCTTGACGTCGATGCGCCAGCGATCGGCGACCTCTTTGGGTGTGAGCAGGACGGTCATGCCTTTAGCCTCCGGCCGTTGTAATCGAACTTGCGGCGATCCATTTCCATGCCGGTAAATGCAGCGCCTTCATGCCCGCACTCGTTTCCTTGGTCATCCATGTCGCCGCCACCGCCGTGGCTTTGAACGTGAAAGAACAGGTGTGTTTCGTTGCCATCGTCGTCGGGCATGTAGGGGCCGTCTTCACCTTCTTCCCATGCTGGGTTGGGCACGCGCAGGACGATCGGTTCGTCTGGATTGATGTAGTCGCCCGACGCTTTTTCGGCGGGCGTTAGGTTGTCCCACCGTTCAGTAGCGTTTTTGACGAACTGGTAAATGTTGCGCAGGGTTTGTGGTTGCCAAGAAAAGCTCATGCCGGGATCTCCTTGCGATACACGCGCTTGCTGCCCATCAGGCTGGGCATCTCGAACGCGTCATAAGCGCCAGGCCGCATGCAGGTGCGGCGCAGCTCGTGGCCTTGGTAGCTTTGATCGTGGTGCCATCTGCCGACCTCTCTTGGGCCGGCGACCTGGGCGTCCGAGTTGCTTTCGTTGATGGCTCTGAGACGGCGAGAGCCGGAGAGCGTGAGGTCGTATTGCTTCTCGCCGGGGTTGCCAACCAGCCGGATATATCCGGCCTCAAGCATGCGCTTGATCGCGTTGATTGCGGTCTGATCGCTGCCGCCGCTGGTGAGCTGGTTGCGTGGCTGCGGTCCGAAATCACGCAGGCATTGCATGATCAGCCATTGCTTGGATTTGTATTCGATGTTCATGCCGGTGGTCATGCTGCGCTCTCCTCGGTTTGCTGCACTTCGCCAGTCTCTGCGTCGATGATCTGGGCCTTGAGACGAGACGGCTCGCCGGGATTGTCGATGCTTGGCGCCGGCGGCAGATCGACCGTGTCCTGCTGCACAAAGGTTTCGTTGTCCGACTCAAACACGGCGTCGACGTCAGCGCTTGACGGCAGGCGCTTGGCAATGCGGCGAATGACGGTCTTGCGCGCCATCTCGTCCCACCATTGCACCCACGGGCCGCTGTCCTTTGCGCGGCTGGTCATGCGCACCTTCTCGACCTCGGCGACGCTCATCACCTCGCGGTAGATCGCGCCGTCTTTGGTGCGGGCGATCGCATAGACCGCGATGGCTTTGCCGCGCTCTGCACCAAGGAAGGGCTTGTGCTTGATCGCTTCGTAGTCGCCGAGCTCGTATTCGAAATGGTCTTTGTCGTACACCACATTGGCGCTGATGCTGGCGAGCTCGCCGCTGTTGCGGATCTTCTTCAGGATGCCGCCGACCATCGGCATGTATTGCGTCTTCGGGCCTTCCTTTGTGCGGAAAATGACAAGCGCTGCCTCGCGGCCGTCGCACAGCAGACCATCCTGGGCGGCTTTCATGCACGAACCCAGCAGCGTGCGTCGATCGGTTTCGAGCAGATCGGGCTGCATCTGAATTGCTGTCATCGTGGTGCGGATGAATTTGTCGACCGGGATCTGAGGCGGCAGCGCGGCATGGAAATCCTGCTTCATGCGCTCCAGTGTCTGGCGCATGACGACGATCGGCTTGACGTCTTTTTCGGTGGTGGTGACTTCAGTGCTCATGTTTACTCCTTGGGTGTAGTGAAGGTGATTTTGAATTGACGGTATCCCTTGCGGGCGTTGACGTAGGTGCCGACCATCTCCGGCGTGACGAGCGTGCCTTTGCTGTCTTTGGTTTTTGACAGGTTGATGCTGCCGAACGATCCAACGGCGCGCTCTGCCGTGCCCACGCGCTCCAGGATCTTTGCCTTGGCGATCTCGGCGTCTGTGTCTGCTGCGGCCCTCCTATTGGTTGCGGAATGGTAATCTTCCACCAGTGCTGCGAAAGTCGCATCACTTGCGCCGTCGTAAACTTTGCCGACCTCGACGTTGCTATAGAGCTGGGCGATAAACTCGGCGTCGCGTGTGTAGTCCGGCGTTGGCGCCTCGTTCTTTTCGATGCGGTTCCAGAAGTCTGCAACGCGCTGGCGGATGACGTGGCCAACGATCGGATCGTAGCGGCGGAATGCGACCTTGGCGGTGTTGCCATTGACCATGGCCACGATGGCGCACCATTCGTATCCGCTCACGTTCATTTGGTGTTGCACCTGCAGCTCGATGTGCTCTGGCGCCTCAATGTTACCGTTGCCGTCGTCTTTCCAGTTCTGGCGATACACCAGGCCGTCGACGTTCTTGATCTCCATGAGGCCCTTGCCGTGCTCGGGGTGGATGATCTCGAAATCGAACGAGCTGCCCATGCGTGCGTCGGGGTCGCGCATGTAGACCTTGAGCGGCTGGATCTGCCAGCCCTGGTCCTCGGCCACGCCTTGGGCGATTGCGCTTTCCAGGCGGTTGCCCCACTTCATGCGCTCGTTGGGCTCGATCTTGACAACCTCGCCAACGAGCTTCTCGTAGAAGAGCTCGAACTCGGTTTTGTAGGGCGAGAGGTTGAAGAGCGCAGCGATGTCGGTCGATGTCACGTCTTGCGTGCGCATTTGCAGCCAGTGCTGCTCGTCGGTTGGGATGATGATCTCGGTAGTCACAGTGGTGCGTCCTCGGCGTCAGATGGGTAAATGGGGCCGCGTGGTTCGGTGTATGGCGGCAGCGGAAATTGGGGAAATGGCCAGTCAATCACGACGACCACCAGGCAACGAGAGCGGCGGCCAGGCCAATGGCGATCAAGACGACCAGCAGGAAGTCGACGCCGGCCTCAATGCGCGCATTGCGCTTGGCGTGAGAAACGAAGGGGTGCTGGCGGTAGTTGCTCATTTTGCACCCACCATGCGGTTAAGGGCGCCAAAGAACACGTTGGCATAGCCGTTGGCGCGGTCCGCGGCGTAGTCGGTGGCGTCGTCTTCTTGGCGCTTGCGCAGCAGCACGCGGCACTCGGACTCGAGCTCGGTGAGGGTGGCCTCGTTGAGCATGTTGGTGATGGCCACGCCGTTGAGCACGACATGCCAGAGCTCACGAACGTCGCTGTTGTAAAAGCAGTCGAGATGCGTATCGATCTCGCGATAGAAGATGCGGAAATGCTCATAGTCCGCGAACTCTGCCATGTAGTCCCATTGTGTATTCATGCTCACTCCTGACTTTGTTGCCGCAGCGATTTGTGCTGCGGTGTTGCTATTCTCGCAACGCCAAGAGCGCGAGTCAAATAGTAGCGTGTGATTCCCTACTGTGCCGTGGGGTTATTAGGCGTTGGTCTTGATCCAGAGCACCGGCGAGGCCCAGGCCAGCTCGACGTTCTGCGATCAGAGAGACGGCAGAGCTGTCGATTCCCATGAGCTTTGCGAGCTGGCGCTGAGACATGCGACGCTCGGCCAGGCGATCAGTAAACCATTGCGTGTCGATTGATGCCATCACATCACATTGCACAATCCACATTGAGGCGCAACCATTGCAGGGACGCTGCGATGCCGGCATAATGTTGCGAAATGCGCAACGATCTGATTCAACCTTCGGCCCTGGTAGTGCGTGCTTTTGGCGGCGTTCGCCAGACCGCGCGTCTTCTGAGTTGCGAACCATCTACTGTCTCCCGATGGAGCAAGACGGGTCGCATCCCTTCTGAGTGGCAAAAGCCAGTCCTTGTGCTGGCCTGGGAGATGAACATTGACCTGACCGCTCATGATTTAATTTTTGGGCGGGTGGCAGCGTGATGACATTCACATTGCCGTGGCCGCCGAGCACAAACACCTATTGGCGCCACCCGACCAGGGGCGCGCTTGCTGGCCGGCATTTGATCAGCGAAGCGGGCCGACAGTATCGAGCAACGGTTCAGCAACAATTAGTTACAACTTTTAACAAACCGATAACTGGACGCCTTGGAATCGAAATTAAAGCATCGCCACCGGACAATCGTCGGCGCGATCTCGATAACATCCTCAAAGCGCTTCTGGACTCAATAACTCACGCTGGCGTCATTGAGGATGACAGCCAGTTCGACGCGATCGCCATCGCCCGCCTGCCCTCGGAAAAGCCGGGCCGCGTCGACGTCACAATTTTTCAACTGGAGAACTTATGAACCTTGGAATTTTCACCGGCCGCCTGGGCCGCGACGCAGAACTCAACCACATGCCCAGTGGCGACCCCGTGCTGAATTTCAGAATGGCGGTCGATGTGGGCACCCGCGAAAAACCCAACACCATGTGGGTTGAATGCGCCCTCTACGGCCAGCGCACCCACAAGATGCAGCAGCACCTGACCACAGGCATCAAGGTAACCGTGAGCGGACGCATCACCATGGAAACCTTTGCCACCAAAGACGGCGCCCAGAAAAGTGCCCTGCGCCTCACCGTTGGAGAGATCGACATATCGTTCCCGCCCAAGGGTGATGGCCAGCAAACGCAACAAACGCAACGAACATCTAATGCAGGACATGCTGACGACATGGACGATCCGATCCCGTTCTGACGTGTAAGCAAGATGTAAGGAAAGATCTCACAATGGAGCCTATACGCTTGGCGGCGTTCTCAGTAGGGTTTCACATGCAGTCTGCCGGAACTGAGCCGGTCCGCCAACTCCCGCAAGGGTGAGACTGCAGGTGAAGCCCTTTTTTTTAAGGGATCGATGTGAACTACTATGAGCACCACCTCGGCGACTATGCGCAGGCGACAGCGCATCTGTCGTTCGTGGAGGATGCCGCCTATTCCAGGCTGATCAGAAAATACTACGCGACCGAGCGGCCATTGCCGGTCGACCTTGCTGCCGTTCAGCGCTTGGTTGGCGCCAGGGACAAGGACGAGAAGTCCGCCGTTGAAACCGTGTTGCGTGAGTTTTTTGAGCTGCTGGATGATGGCTGGCACAACAAGCGCTGCGACGAAGAGATTGCCCGTTACCGGGACAAGCAAACGAAGGCCAGACGCAGTGCTGAAGCGCGTTGGAACCGCGACACTCAGCATACCGATGGCATTGCGGACGCTATGCGAACGCATAGCGAAGGCAATGCTCACCAGACACCAGACACCAGACACCATACACCAATATCTTCTGAAACAAGTTCAGAAGATAAAAAGCGCAGCCGCGCCAGGCCTGTGGAAAAGCCCATCGAGGTCAGCGACGGGGTCTGGCTGTCATTCCTGCAGGTCAGGAAATCCAAGAAGGCGGCCGTCACAGATTTGGCCATGCTTGGCATCAAGCGCGAGTGCGTGAAGGCTGGAATTAGCCTTGAGGAAGGCCTGACGTTGTGCTGCGAGCGTGGGTGGGCATACTTCAAGGTTGAGTGGTTGCGGGACCAACGCAAGGGCTCTTCGGGGGGTGAGAGCTTTTACGAACGCGACCAACGTCTGAAGCGCCAAGAGGCAGCTAAGTGGGGCGGTCGTCCAGTCACAGACGATTTCATGACCATAGACGCGGAGGTGCAGCATGTCCCTGCCATTGAAGGCGATTGATCGCCTATTTGAGCGGCTTTACGAAACCTACGGAAACGAATGGGTCGCTCGCTGGTCCGGATTGGAAGAGCCAAAAGTCAAAACCGTTTGGGCGTATGAACTGTCAGGATTTGCCAACCACCTTCAGGACATTGCCTGGGCGCTGGAGAACCTGCCACCACGGGCACCGAACGTGATCGAGTTTCGCAACCTGTGCCGATCGGCGCCGCGCCAGGCAGCACCAGCTCTGCCAGAACCCAAGGCAGACCCGGCGCGATTGAAGGCCGAGCTATCCAAGCTGGCCGAGGTTCGCAAGACCAGCACCGGCCAGGTCGACCACAAGGCCTGGGCCAAGCGCATCATCGCTATGCACGAGGCCGGCGATCGAGTGCGCCCGATCTCCCTGCGTTTCGCGCGCGAGGCTCTGAAGATGAACTTGACGGGGGCGGTATGACCCGCGACGACATCATCCGCATGGCGCGGGAGGCTGGAGGCGGTCTATCGTGCATTGCCGAACCGCTGGAACATCCGTGGAAGTTCAGCGAATCCGAACTCATGCGCTTCGCCGTTCTTGTCGCTGCTGCCGAGCGTGAGGCGTGTGCGAAGGTGTGTGACGAGAAGGTCGATGCCGAGTACGCAACAGGAAAGGTCGATCACAACGAGATGGGCTGGACACAAGCCTGTGCCATCGCCATCCGCGCAAGGGGGCAGGCATGACCGAACTTAAACCCACCATGCGCAGGTCAGCGCCACGCGGCATGGAAAAAACCGAGCTTCCGCGAGAACTGCGCGAGTTCATTGAGCGTGAAGCCCTGGACATCTTCGCCACCATGACCAACGGCGGCTGTACTTTGCAACAGACGCTCACAGCGATCTTTCTCAGCGGCATGAGCGCCGCACACAGCATTAAGGAGTGAAAGATGAACCAAAGAGAAACGTTGAAGTTGGCGCTAGCAGTGTTGGAAGAATGGCGCAAAGGTTTTCCAGATGACTGGACTGATTTTGATGCGGAAGCCATTACTGCCATCGAAGAATCTTTGGCACAGCCAGAGCAGGAGCCGGTGGCGACACTTTGGCAACACGGTGAAACTGGACGCACCCGCATCACCATGCCAAACGATATTACGGACTGTGATGCCCGTTGGTTCAAAGCCGCCGACCTCTACACCACCCCACCACAGCAACAACGGTGTTACTGCGGAAACATCTATCGACTTGGTGTAGTGCATCGTGAAAGTTCGTTCTGCGATGAACATCCTCGCAAGCCGCTGAAGATTGAAGAACTGCCCGCAATGCGTGATGGTGACCATGCTTTTCTTGCTGGCGTTCGTTTTGCAGAGCAAGCACACGGCATTAAGGAGTGAGATATGGGACAACCTTGGTACATCCGACTAGGCTGGTGGCTTTGCGAAAAGACAGGTCACATCGGACAGCGCGGCGGCTGGATTTACAACGGCCAATATCATTGCGAGTGCAAGTTTTGTGGACGCATTGTCAGCAAACCATTTAAAGAGGGCACATGACCGACACCTGGTCCGAAACCTACCGCCACCAGTGCGAGGTGCGAGACATCATCGCCAAGCGCCTCACCAAGGGCCGGCAATGGGCACAGGACCACCTCGACGGGATTGAGAAGGCTCGGGGCAAGAAAGCCAGAAAAGCGCTTGAGCTCGACATCCTGCGTCAATGGCAATGGGGTAACCGCGGCGCCCCTGGCCATTGGATTGATCCACCTGTTGCGTAATTCGCACCACCGTTTAGAATTGAACCATGGCAAGAACCGGACGCCCCCCGCAACCCGTACCGCAGGACAAGGCCGACGAGATCATCGAATGGATCTCGGCCGGTAAAACCCTGCGCGAATGGTGCCGCGAAAACGATCTGCACTACTCCACCGTCTACTTGTGGATGGAGAAGGACGAAGAGTTCGCTCAACGGTTCGCGCGCGCGCGTGAGACAGGCCACGACGTGATTGCCGACGAGTGCCTGGAGATCGCCGACGAGCACCCGCCGACGAACGACGAGGGCAAGACCGACGCCGGCTATGTGGCTTGGCAGAAGAACCGGATCTGGACGCGCACGCAGCTCTTGGCGAAGTGGAACCCCAAGCGCTACGGCGACAAGATCGACGTCACCAGCAAAGGCGACAAGGTCGGCCTGGCCATCAACATCGACCTCGGCAAGGAACAGGCGGCATGACCAACGAAGAGCGACGCATCGCCGAGACGATCATCCGCGAATATCCCGAGGTGGCCAACGCTGTGCGCCAGGTTCTGAACGAGCGCGACCTCGATGAGATCCTCGACCGTGCGGCCACCAGGCGCGAGCTGCCGATGGAGCTGCGCAGCGTGCCCGGCGTCGTCGTTCGCCGCAAGCACGAGGGCGATCTGTGACCCAGATCAACTACGCCCCACCCGGGCCCGTCTCGCGGGCCTTCATGCTGTCGGAGGCGTTCTTCCGCGGCATCATGGGACCGTTCGGTTCCGGCAAGTCGACCGTTTGCGTGATGGAGATCCTGCGTAAGGCAAAGGACCAGCGCACTGGCGTCGATGGCAAGCGCCGCACGCGGTTCGCTGTCGTTCGCAACACTTATCCCGAGCTGCGCACCACGACGATCAAGACCTGGCATCAGTGGGTGCCACCGAATATCGGCCGCTGGGTCGACACCGGCCCGCCCATGCATCACATCCAAGAGGGCGATCTCGACCTTGAGGTCATCTTCGTGTCGCTCGATCGACCGGACGACGTGGCCAAGCTGCTGGGCATGGAGCTCACCGGCGCCTGGGTGGATGAGGCGCGCGAGGTTCCAAAGGCTGTCATCGACGGGCTCACGGGCCGCGTGGGCCGCTATCCCAGCGTCATGATGGGTGGCTGCACCTGGTCGGGTTTGTTGGCCTCAACCAACCCGCCAGACAACGATCACTGGTGGTACAAGCTGGCCGAGGAGGTCAAGCCCGAGGGCTGGGAGTTTTTCCGCCAGCCCAGCGGCTTGGCGCCCAACGCCGAGAACCGCGAGAACCTGCCGCCGAATTACTACGAGCGCCAGGTGGCCGGTAAGGACGAGGACTGGATCAAGGTCTATGTGCACGGCGAGTATGGGTTCGTGCGCGACGGCAAGCCTGTCTATCCCGAATACAAGGACAGCCTGCATTGCAAAGAGTTCTCCATTGTGCCGTCTTGGCCGATCTATGTGGGCATCGACTTTGGCCTGACACCGGCTGCCGTCTTTGGGCAGAGGACGCCAATGGGCGGGTGGAGATGGCACAGCGAGCTGGTGACCCAGGACATGGGCGCCAAGCGCTTTGCCGAGCTCCTGCGCAATGCCATGCACGAGCGCTATCCCGGCATGTCGTTTGGCGCGATCACTGGCGACCCAGCTGGTGAGGGCCGCGCCCAGACCGACGAGAGCACGCCGTTTCAGATCCTGCGCGCTGCCGGCGTCGAGGCGAGCCCTGCCCCGACCAACGATTTCATGAAGCGCCGGGAAAGCGTGGCCATGTGCCTGACCAGGCTGGTCGACGCCGATCCTGGCCTGATCATCCACCCGCAATGCAAAATGCTACGCAAAGGCATGGCCGGTGGGTACAATTACAAGCGACTACAGGTCACCGGTGAAGAACGCTACCGGGATGTGCCAGACAAAGGCATGTATTCCCACGTCTGCGAGGCTGGCCAATACATGCTGGTTGGCGCAGGCGAAGCGAGGACACTGGTAAAGCGCGACCGCCCTGCCTTCCGACAGGCGACCGCAATCTCAGACTACGCAATTATGGGGTGAAACTATGGGCGGTATATTTGGTGGCGGCGGTTCTTCTCAACCTTCCCCCCCTCCTCCTCCTCCGGCTCCGACGCCAGCTCCGACGATCGACACCGCTCGTCAGGCGCAGCAGAGCCGTGACGCAGTGGCTGGCCGCCGTGGCCGCGCCGCAACGATCCTGACCGGCGCACAGGGCGATCTCAGCGCCCCGACCACCGGCACCAAACAACTGTTGGGCAACTGATCATGGCCGACTCTCGCGCCGACGAAATCATCCGGCGACAGGAAAACATGGCCACCGACCGGGCCGTGTTTGACAGCCATTGGCGCGAGATCGCCGAGCGCATCCTGCCGCGTGCCGACTACTTTCGCGTGAACCGCCAGCCCGGCGACAAGCACACCGAAAGGATCTTCGACGCCACCGCCAATTTGGCGCTGGAGCGCTTTGCCGCCGCCATGGAGTCGATGCTCACGCCTCGCACCCAGCAGTGGCACAAGCTCAAGACCGGCGTGCCCGAGCTCGACGAGAACCAGGAAGTGCAGGCCTACCTCGACGAGGTGACCAAGATCCTGTTCCAGGTGCGCTACAGCCCGCGGGCCAACTTCGCCAGCCAGGCCAATGAGTGCTACATGAACCTGGGCGCCTTCGGGACGTCGGGCATCTTCATTGACGACCTGGTCGGGCGCGGCATCCGCTACCGCTCGATTGCCCTGCCCGAGATGTACATCGCCGAGAACCATCAAGGCGCTGTCGACACGGTGCACCGCAAGTTCCAGTTCACCGCTCGCCAGGCCGCGCAGAAGTTCGGCGAGAGCAAGCTGCCCGAGGCGATCAAGAATTGCCTGGAGAAGCGCCCCGAGCAGACCTTCGATTTCATCCACGCCGTCGCGCCCCGCGAGGACATGGACGTCAATCGCAAGGACTACAAGGGCATGCCGATCTACTCGTGCTATGTCGACGTGCAGAGCCGCACGATCCTGAGCGAGGGCGGGTTCCGCTCGATGCCCTATGCGGTCGGCCGCTACGTCACGAGCCCGAAAGAAATCTACGGCCGCTCGCCGGCCATGACCGTGCTGCCCGACATCAAGATGCTCAACGAGATGAGCAAGACGGTGATCCGCGCAGCTCACAAGATCGTCGATCCCCCGCTGCTGCTGCAGGAAGACGGCGCGCTGCAGGCCTTCGATCTGCGTCCTGGCGCACTGAACTATGGCGGCGTCAACGAGCAGGGCAACCAGCTCGTGCACCCGCTGCAGACCGGCGCCCGGGTCGACATTGGCCTCGACATGATGGAGCAGCGCCGCAAGGTCATCAATGACGCTTTCCTGGTGACGCTCTTCCAGATCCTGGTCGACGCGCCCCAGATGACGGCGACCGAGGCCATGCTGCGCGCCCAGGAGAAAGGCGCCCTTCTCGCCCCCACTATGGGTCGGCAGCAGTCCGAGTTCCTGGGTCCGTTGATTGAGCGCGAGATCGACATCCTGGCTCGTGCCGGCGCCCTGCCCCCGATGCCTCGCGTGCTGATCGACTACGACGGCCAGGTCGAGATCGAATACGTCAGCCCACTGAACCGGGCGCAACGTGCCGACGAGGGCGTGGCCATTCTCAACACCCTGCAAGCGATCGCGCCCCTGGCTCAGATCGACCCCAAGGTGATGATGATCTTCAACCCCGAGGCTGTGGCCCGCGAGCTCGCCGACATCAACGGCGTGCCGGCCAAGGTGCTGCGCTCGCCCGAGCAGATCCAGGCGATGGAAGACCAGCAGGCCCAGGCCGCGCAGGCTCAGCAGCTACTTGCCGCGGCGCCCGTCGCCTCTGGCGTGGTCAAGGATCTGGCTCAGGCCCAGTCCATGGCTGGCGCTAACCCGGCCCAGGCCGCTCCTGCCATCTTCCCGGCATGATCGGCAACATGACGGCCGCGGTGCGGCGCATCCTCAACCGCAAGTCGGCCTATCGCCGGACGTTTCTCGACGCTGATGGCCACATCAACCGCAACGCCGAGATCGTCCTGGCCGACCTGCGCAAGTTCTGCCGGGCGACCTCGACCACGGTGACCGTCTCGCCGATCTCCAAGTCGATCGACCCGGTGGCCATGGGGATGGCCGAGGGCCGGCGCGAGGTGTGGCTGCGCATCATGGCGCACCTGCACATCGACGAGAAACAAGTCTTCAACCTTGAGGAGCCGAACGATGGCAACTAGCGCAGCCAGGATGCTGGCCAACGAACCCGAAGAAAACGACGACGACGACGAAGGCGAGGTCGAATACGGCAACTCGGACCAAGTCAGCACCAACAAGACCGCCCACGAGTTTTTCGCCGTGCTGTTGCAGGCGGCCAGGTCGTCGCACGAGCTGCACCTCTCGACGCGGTCTTTCGCTGAGCACATGGCGCTCGACGCGCTCTACAGCGAGCTGCCTGGTCATGTCGACGGCCTGGTCGAGAGCTATCAGGGCGTCTTCGGCCTGATCACCGAATACCCGGCCAACCCGCCGATGCCCGACATGGGCAACTGTGTGAAGTTCGTCACGGATCTGCGCGCCTACGTCAAGGCCAAGCGCAAAGAGGTGAGCTCCAAGTCGGAGCACCAGAACGACATCGACGGCATCGTGACGCTGCTGAACCAAACACTCAACAAGCTCAAGTTCCTGTCCTGATTTTCCTCAACCACCACAAGGAGTATTCATGTCCGATGCACAAAACGGGTCTGCCATGCTGGCAGGCAACCCGGCAGGCCAACCCGCTGCCGACAACCAAGGCGGCTCTGCGGCCGCATCAACGCCACCCTCCGGCGCTTCGTCCAACGACATCGGGAAACCGACCGACCAAAGCACCGGCAACTGGTACGACAGCATCGAGGACGCCGACCTCAAGGGCTATGTGCAGAACAAGGGCTGGAAAGACCCTGTCGAGCTGGCCAACGGCTACAAGAACCTCGAGAAGCTCCTGGGTGGCGAGAAGCTGCCCATGCCCAAGGGCGCAGAGGACAAGGAAGGCTGGGGCCGCGTCTATGACGCGCTGGGCCGGCCAAAGTCAGCCGAAGAATACAAGCTGCCCGTGCCCGAGGGCGACCCGGGCAACTTCGCCAAGGCGGCGGCCGGAAAGTTTCACGAGCTCGGCATCAGCCAGCAGCAGGCCGAAGGGCTGGCCGCCTGGTGGAACGAGCAGCAGACCGGCCAGATCCAGCAGGTCCAGCAGATGACCGCCCAGAAGGTCGAGCAAGAGCTCGGCGCCTTGAAGACCGAATGGGGCACCGCCTGGGACGAGAACATCAACCTCGGCAAGCGCGCGGCCCAGGAGTTTGGCCTCGACGCCAACAAGCTGAGCGCCATTGAGCAGGCCATGGGCACGGGCGAAATGCTCAAGTTCATGTCTCGCATTGGCCGCGGGCTGACCGAGCACACGTTTGAAGGCGGCAAGTCGACGCAGGGCTTTGGCATGACCCCCGAGGCGGCGCGCTCGCGCATCAGCGCCCTGCAGCAAGACAAGGAATTCTCGACCAAATACATCAGCGGCAACGCCGACGCGCAGGCCGAGATGCAAAAGCTGATGAAGATCGCTTACCCGGAGTGATGCGATGACCGCAACAGCGATTAAAACATTGCAACACTCGCCGGAAATTCGGCTAGAATGTTTGAAACTGGCGCACCGTCCAGACCGCTCGCCTCAAGAGGTGATCGCAATGGCCAGGGAATACCTGGCCTGGGTCGGCGGGGTGCCTGTCCCGACAACCCTCGACGGGCCGGGTGACAGCCAGAAAGTGGGCAAAACGGCCCCGGCAGATACTGCACGGACAAGCCTTCCGAAGAGCGCCGCGAAAGCGGCAACCGTTTAATCAACACCTTCGAAAGGTTACGATATGTCTTTCAACGTCTCGACCGCGTTCGTCCAGCAATATTCGACGAACGTGCAAATGCTCCTGCAGCAGCAGGGCTCGCGCATCCGCAATGCGGTGCAAAACTTCCGCTTCCAGGGCAAGGCCGCCTCGATGGCCGAGCAGTTCGGCGCCGTCTCCCCGGTCCGCAACCAGTCTCGTCACAGCGACACGCCTCTGATCAGCACCCCTCAGGACAAGCGTTGGATCTACCCCAACGACTACGACTGGGCCGACCTGATCGACAGCCAGGACAAGCTGCGCATGCTGATCGACCCGACCAGCTCCTATGCGATGGCTGGCGCCTGGGCCATGGGCCGCGCTATCGATGACGAGATCATCGCCGGCATCTTCGGCAGCAACAACACCGGCGAAAACGGCACCTCTGCCACCGGCACGCTCTACGCCTACAACAGCAACAGCCAGTCTGTCGCTGCCACGGTTGGTGCGAGCTCGGCGACTGGTCTGAACATCGCCAAGTTGCGCGCTGCCAAGCGTATCCTGTTGCAGGCCGAAGTCGACGTCGACAACGACCCCCTGTACATGGTGATCACCGCCAAGCAGCACGACGACCTGCTGAACGAAGCACAGGCCATCAGCCTGGACTACAACACCCGCCCCGTGCTGGTGGACGGTCGCATCACCTCGTTCATGGGCTTCAACTTCATCCACAGCGAGCGCATCCCTGGCGGCGCCTCGTTCAACACCGCCATCAACACCGGCATCTCCTCTGCTGACAGCGATGGCAGCTATGTGACCGGCTCGCGCTGGATGGTTCCCTTTTTCGCCAAGTCTGGCGTTGCTCTGGGCATGTGGAACGACGTCACCACCTCGATCGATCGCCGCGCTGACAAGCGCAACTCCTACCAGGTGTACGTCACCGGCACGTTCGGTGGCGCTCGCATGGAAGAGAAGCGCGTCGGCCTGATCAACTGCAAGTAAGGAGTTCTGAACCATGGCCCAATATCTGAGCAACGAACTGGCCGGCACCACAACCGGCCTCACCACGGCAGCCGCTACGGGTTATCGTCCTGGCGCTTCGGTCTACGGCGCCCGCATGAAGCGCTTTCGCGCCACTGTGACCTACGCCGGCCAGACCACGAGCGACACGATCCTGTTGGCTTCTGTGCCCGCTGGCTTCACGTTCGCCTTTGGCGTGTTGAACGCAGACACCTCGTCTGGCTCGACCACACTGGCGATCGGCACCAGCGGCTCTACCGCCAAGTATCGCGCTGCCGGCGCTTTCACCTCAACCGACACGCCCACCATGTTTGGTAAGGCTGCCCCGGCTGCTGGTGCGACGCCTTTGGCTGACACTGAGAACATCATCCTGACCCTGGCCGCCGCGACCGCACCGTCGTCTGGCACCTTGGTTGTGGATCTGTACTTCAGCGCGCCGAACTGATCGGCACTGTGAGGGGCTGGGGTAACCCGGCCCCTTCTTCCATTCTCAGGAGATCATCATGCCCGCTTACTATTTCGGCATCAACTATGGCGAGAACGAATACGGCGCCGTGGGTCAATCGACCGACCCGACCAAGGACATCGAGATTGTGATCCCAGACACCAGCAAAGTGCCAAGCGTTGCTGAGCTGGTTGTGGCTATCGAAAAGCTGCAAAACTTCATCTTGCGCAACGGCAAAGCCTGGTAAGGGGTAGATCATGCGCGGCTATCGTGTAGACCTACTTTCCAATGCCAGCGCGACTGGCAGCGATGTCACCTGGCCTGGCGGCCGTGGCACGTTCATGGTTGCTGGCACGTTCGGCGGCGCCACCGTCAAATTGCAGGTGCTGGGCCCCGATGGCTCGACCTACATCGATGCTGGCACCTACACCACGCTGACGGCTGCAGGCGCTGGCAACTTCGATCTGCCACAGGGCAAGATCCGCGCGGCTGTATCTGGCGGCCCGCCGTCGGGCATTTACGCTATCGCCGTGACCGTTGACCTCTAAGGACCGACTGCCATGATGCCGATCACCAGTCCGGTCACAATGCCGGTGACGTTCGGCGTCACTGGCTTTGACCGCAGCGAGCTTTGGATCGATTTGTTTGGTCCCTCGCTGCTGCTTGATTTCGTGTCGCCGCGCACGACCGCACTGGGCGACAGCGTCAGCGACGCATCACTCGATCTTCGTTTCATCAATGGCGGCTTCTCAGTCGCGCCGACAACCGACCCTGCCACTGGCGTGGGCCGCTACCTTGTGCAGGTGTAACCATGGCCCTTCAGCAAAAAGCCTTCTCTGACATCATCACCTTCTCGCGTTCGAGCAACGCGACGCGCACGGGCCCTGACGGCACGGTGCAGTATGCGCCTCACAACCTGCTGTTGCGCTCACAAGAACTGGACAATGCTGCTTGGACAAAAGACAACTGCACTGCAACTGCCAACGCTATTGCAGCCCCAGATGGAACCGTCACGGCTGACATGATCACAGACGGGGCCTCTGGCTCTCCCTCTTTGTATTTAGCTGCATTCGTCACAATTACTGCATCTGCCCCTTATACGGCAAGCGGTTATGTCAAACGAGGAAATACAGATTGGATTCGATTTATCATTCAAGATGGTGCGTTTGGCAATCAAACAGTCGTATGGTTTAACTTGGCTACCGGAGCGACGTCAAGCGGCGTCACGCTGACGTCAGTAGGTAATGGCTGGTATCGCTTCTCAGTGACTGCAACAATCGGGAGCGCAAGCACCGCTCAATATCAAATCAATACTGCGGCAAGTAACGGCAGCAACACACGAGTGTCTGGAGGCACTTACTACCTCTGGGGCGCCCAGCTCTCTGTCGGCTCCATCGCCGGCGACTACACGCCCACGACCAGCGCCGCCGTCTACGGTCCGCGCTTTGACTACGACCCGGTGACCAAGGCTGCGAAGGGCCTGCTCATCGAGGAGCAGCGCACGAACCTGCTGACGTATAGCGAACAGTTCGACAATGCCGTGTGGAGTAAGGTAAGAATGTCAATTACCTCAAACTCTACTTCTGCTCCTGACGGGACTACGACTGCCGATACGTTTGTCGAGGACACAACTGCATCCAATACTCACGTTTTGTATGTGACTCAGTCAGGCCTTACGTCTGGGGTGACGTACAGCTTCAGCCTATATGTAAAAGCCAACGGCAGAACGCAAGTAAATATCTCTTGCGGTAGCACTGCATTTACCGGCATCGGCGGGACTTTGTTTGACCTGTCGGCAAACACCGCAAGCAATGGCACCGGTGTTGTTGGATCTTCTATTACGGATGTCGGTAACGGGTGGAAGCGGATTGTCTACACGGTGACAGCAAACGGAACCGGCTCAGGCGACATCTACATCGGAACCTACGTAAACGGTTCTGGTTCATACACTGGCAACGGCACCTCTGGCGTTTACGTCTGGGGCGCCCAACTCGAAGCCGGTGCATTCGCCACCAGCTACATTCCCACGATCGCCTCAAGCGTCACGCGCTCGGCTGATGTGGCGACGGTCAATACGCTGTCGCCTTGGTATAACGCCACTGAGGGAACACTGTATGCGGAGTTTGCTGGCGCTGCTGGCTGGGCTGTGCAGTTGGGCGAAGGTGCAAACTTCAACAACAGAATTGCAATCGGCTCAACCGGTGCAAACTTCCTTGTTTCTGATGCAACCGGAACCAACCAAGTGAATATTGGAAGCTATAACGGCACGGCTACAGCTTTCGTCAAAATCGCTGGCGCATACAAAGTTAACGACTTTGCCTGCTCCATCAATGGCGGCGCCGTTACCGTTGACACGATCGGAACAGTTCCGGCACCAACATCGATGATGATCGGGGCAAGAAACACCGCTTCGCCGAACAGCTTTTTGAACAGTTGGGTGAAGCGCATCGCCTACTACCCGCGCCGCATGACCAATGCAGAGCTGCAGGCCCTCACCGCATAAGGAGCACACATGGACGAAGTCATCACCCAGGAAGCGCCCGCGCCCGAGCTGCCGATAGCGCCCGAGCTGCCCGCAGTTCCGGCCAAACCGCTGTTCAATGACTACTACTGCAAGTTCGACAGCGAAGAGGCGGCCAATGCTGCCCTCGTTGCTGCCGGCGCCCTGGTGCAGACCGACGCCGTGATCGACGAGAACGAGCAGGTGATCCAGCCCGCCGGCTTCACGCCTGCTGCCGGCGTCTCGGTCGACGTCATCGGCGTGATCCACAAGCCCACCGGCAACATGATCCCGACCGTCGAGTTCGGTGAGCAACCCGAGATGGCGGCCATCCCCGGCTGGCACGTCAACGTGCGCTCATCCGCCGAGATCGAAGCCCTCAAGACCTACGACATTGCCCCGGCCACTCCCGTTCGCATCTGGGCATAAGGAGCAGCGATGGCCTCAGTCATCCAGGTTGCAAACCGCGCACTGACCAAGCTTGGGTCGGCTCGCATCACGTCTCTTGCTGACAACGTCAAGGGAGCGCGGGCGATCGCCTCATGCTTCGATGACCTGCGTGACGACGAGATGCGCGCCCACCGCTGGCAATTCACGCTCAAGCGCACCAGCCTGGCCGCCATGTCTTCGGCCCCGGCCTTTGGCTACCAGTATCAATACCAGGTGCCCGCCGATTTCCTGAAGATCGACATGGTCAATGACCAGTTCCCATCTGCCGTGATGGACAACTACATCGGCGCCGAGGAGCTCGACTGGGCGCTTGAAGGCAACCTGATCCTGACCGATATGGGCGCGCCCCTGAAGCTGCGTTATGTGGCCAGCATCACAGATCCGAATAGCTGGGACGTCAATTTCCGCGAGGCCCTGGCGTCACGCATCGCCATGGAGCTCTGCGAGGATCTCACGCAATCCAACGAGAAGAAACGCGCCGCTGCCGACGACTATGCGCGAGCCATCAAGCAGGCCGTGCGCAGCAACGCCATCGAGCGCCTGCCGGTGACGCCGCCAGACGACCAGTGGGTCATCTCTAGGATCTGACATGCCCAAGGCATCACCGCTTCGCTCATCGTTCAATGCCGGCGAGCTCTCGCCGCTTATGGCTGGCCGCCCCGATGTGGCCAAGTATGCGAACGGCTGCGAGCTGCTTGAGAATTTCATCCCCTCGGTGCAAGGGCCTGCCGTGCGTCGCGCCGGCACGCGGTTTGTCAACGAGGTGAAGGACAGCGCCGATCGCACCTGGCTGGCCCGGTTCGAGTTCAACACCGCCCAGGCCTATGTGCTGGAGTTCGGCGATCAGTACATCCGCTTCTACACCAACCACGGCGTTCTGCTGTCTGGTGGCGTGCCATACGAGATCGCTTCGCCCTACGCCATCGCCGACCTGACCGACGCCACCGATGGCACCTTCCGGCTCGACATGGTGCAATCCGGCGACGTGATCTACATCGCGCACCCGAGCTACCCGCTGCAGAAACTTTCGCGGCTTGGCAACACCAACTGGACAATCGCCGATGCGCCGCTGACCAATGGACCGTTCAAGACCGAGAACGTCGACCGCACCATCACGGTTTACGCCAGCGCGACCACGGGCAGTGTGACCCTGACGGCGAGCTCTGGCATTTTCACGTCGGCGATGGTGGGCTCGTTTGTCTACCTCGAACCCGCGGATCTATCCTCGGTCAAGCCCTGGACCGCTGGCCAGGAATACTCGACCAACCCGCTGAACACTTTGCGCCGGTCTGACGGCAAGACCTACAAGTGCACGACCAATGGCACGCCGACATCCGGCAAGGTCTGGCGCACCGGTCCCGATAAGCCCATCCACATCTATGGCACCGAGGCAGACGGCGACTACAGCGGCATCAGCGGCACGACCTGCGAGCGCCAGGGTCTTGACTGGCTCTTTGTCGACTCGGGCTTTGGCTATGTGAAGATCACCGGGTTTACCAGCTCGACCGTCGTCACGGCCACCGTGCAGGGCAACAACCCGCTGCCGGCCGGTGTCGTCGGATCTGGCAACGCGACATTCCGCTGGGCCTTGGGCGCGTTTTCTGGGACCGAAGGCTATCCCAGCAAGGTGACGTTCTTCCGCGAGCGCCTGACGCTGGCCAAGGGCCAGGAGCTGTTCTTTTCCTGCTCGGGCGACTTTGAGAATTTCGCCAGCAAAGACGACAGCGGCCAGGTGGTGGCCGATCGGTCGATCAAGGTCACGATCTCGTCCGACCAGGTCAACCAGGTGCAGTGGCTGGCGCCAACCCAGTCGCTGATCATTGGCACGTCTGGCGGCGAGTTCGCCTGCGGGGAAAACTCAACCAACGAGGCGTTTGCGCCCGGCAACGTCAAGATTGAGCAGCAGACGTCCGAGGGCTCGCGTGGCGTGGTTCCCGTGCGCGTGGGCTACTCGACGCTGATGGTGCAGGCCTCTGGCCGCAAGGTCAAAGAGGTCGCCTACAACCTGCAGCAGAATGGCTATGTGACGAACGACGTCACGGTCCTGGCCGAGCACATCACCCTTGGCGGCATCGTGCAGACGAGCTGGCACAAGGAGCCCTATGTGGCCATGTGGAGCGTGCGCGCGGACGGCAAGCTCCTGGGGTTCACGTTCAACAAGGAGCAGGACGTCGTCGGCTGGCATCGCCACACCCTTGGCGGCTCCGGCGTCGTCGAGTCGGTCTGCGTCATCCCCTCCCCCGATCGCACCCGCGACGAGCTCTGGGTGATCGTGCGTCGCACCATCAACGGCTCGACCAAGCGATATGTCGAATATTTGGAGCGCGAGTATCAGGACGGCGACACGCAGTCGTCGTGCTTTTATGTCGACAGCGGCTTGACCTACAGCGGCTCGCCGGCCACGACGATCTCGGGCCTGAGCCATCTTGAAGGCCAGACCGTGCAGGTGCTGACGGATGGCGCCTCGCATCCTGACCGCGTGGTGACGTCAGGCTCAATCACGCTGCAACGCGCATCGAGCGTCGTGCAGGTTGGCCTGGCGTGTCCTGCCATTTTGAAGACCACGCGCATCGAGGCTGGCGCAGGCGATGGCACGGCGCAAGGCAAGACGAAACGCATCACAAAAGTGGTGTTCCGGTTCTACAATACGCTCGGTGCAAAGGTCGGACCCGATGCGAACAATCTGGATGACATCCAGTTCCGCACGCCCTCCGACCCAATGGACCAGGCGCCGCCGTTATTCACCGGTGACAAGCTCGTAGACTGGCCCGGTGGTTACGATTTCGACGGCTATGTGATGGTGAGGCAAGAGCAGCCACTGCCGATGACGCTGGTGGCCGTCATGCCGCAAGTTCATACCTTCGATCGATGAGGATTGTTCCATTTGAACCCGACCACCTGAACCGACTATTGCTTCAACCAAGCCAGGCCATCATGCAACCGACCTTGTCCAATCCGAAATATGCCGAGGGCCTGCACCAAGCAGGTCCAGCGTATTCGCTTGTTGACTATGATGCGGTTTTCGCATGCATGGGGCTTATTCCTCAATGGGAGAACCGAGCGATCGCGTGGGGTTTGATCAGCGCAGAGGCCGGCCCTCACTTCCTGATGATCCACAAGGCGGTGCATCGCACGATGCGCCTTCATTACTACCGTCGCATTGAGACGGCCGTCGCCTGCGATTTCAAGCAGGGCCATCGCTGGGCAAAGATGCTCGGCTTTGAGCGCGAGGGGCGCATGCGCTCCTACACGCCAGACGGCAGGGACTGCGACCTCTACGCGAGGGTTCAATAATGGAAATAGCAGCAATCGGCTCAGCGCTTTCTGCGGCAGCGCCGGCCATCAGCCTGGTGTCGACCGCCGTGTCGGCTTTTGGCGCCATGCAACAGGCCGACGCCCAGTCCGCGAGCCTGCGCGCCCAGGCGCAGCAGCAGGAATACAACGCCACTGTGGCCCGCAACAATGCAAAGGTCGCCGCCGACCAGGCCAACGCAACGGAAGAGGCGCAGCGCCGTCACTTCAATGCGCTGCAGGGCCAGGCGATCGCTGGCGTCGCTCAATCCGGCACCGGGTTTGACGGCTCGAACCTCGACCTGCTCAAGCAAAACGCAATCAACAACGAGCTCGACGCGCTGACCATTCGCTATGAAGGACAGAACCAGGCGAGAGGCTTAGAGGCGCAAGCCGCCCAGGATATGTACGGCGCAAGCGTGAGCCGCATGAACGCAAGCAATGCGATGACTGCTGGCTATTTCAACGCCGGCGCCAACCTGCTCAGCGGCGCGGCCAAATATGGCTACTACAGCCGGGTCGGCAACAAACCTTCTGCGATGGTGGAGTAAAGCATGGCCGTCAAGATCCCCATCTATGAAGACCGCCTGACACCGAGTGGCTTTGGCGTCGTGCCGCGCGCGGCCAATGTCGAGTTTTCCGACGCGATCGGCCGCGGCATGCAGAACCTCGGAAACGCTGGCCAGGAGGTCGCCATCAGCGAGATGCGCGTGCAAAAGTACGAGGAGGAGCAGCGCAAGATCGCCGATGCAAAGCTGCAGAAAAAGCTCGACGACGACGCCATTGTTGCTGCCGGCAAGACCATCTCCGACGCGGCCCTGCACTGGGACAGCTATCTGAAGAAGACGTCCGAGACGCCTGGCATGAGCTACGACGGTTTCATGCCCAAGACCGTCAAAGAGTTCGACGACTACGCCAAGACCACTTTGGCCGGCATCACCAACCAGAAGGCCCAGCAGTGGGCCGAGCAGCATCTCAACTCGATGCGCACCAACATCGGAACGCGAGCCATCACCATGGAAGCGCAGGCCGGCGTTGCTGCGCGTGACGAGAACATCGAGCAGACCTATCAGAACCTGGCGCGCATCGCCGCTCAAGACCCGAGTCAATACGAGATCGGCCGCCAGATCCTGCTCTCGACCATCGCCAATGCTGGCTACGACCCGCAGACCCGCGTTGCGCGCGCCAAGACATATTTGGAGCGATATGGCGAGCAAGCGCTGACCGGTGAGATCGAGCGCAATCCAAACCCCGTCAAGTCGACCCTTGAGCGCGCCTACACCGGCTCGTTTGGGACCGCTGCCGACTTCGTGCTGAAGCAAGAGGGCGGGTATGTGGCCAACGACGCCGGCAAGGGTCCGACCAACATGGGGATCAACTCGCAGGCCAACCCCGGCGTCGACGTCAAGAACCTGACGCGAGAGGGTGCCAAGGCGATCTACAAGAGCAAATACTGGGACGCGATCGGCGGCGACAAGCTCAACGAGCAGAGCCCGGCGCTTGCTTTGGTGGCTTTCGACACGGCCGTCAACATGGGGCCCGAGACTGCAAAAAAGCTCGTCGCCGAGGCTGGCGGTGACGTCAACAAGCTGCTGCAACTGCGCGAGCAGCGCTATGCCGACATCATCAAGAACGACCCGAGCAAAGCGCAGTTCAAGAACACATGGGCCAAGCGCATGTCCGAGCTGCGCGACGAGGTCAATGCGACCTCTGGGCCAGCCGCTCCTGTGATCAGCTCGATTTCACGCGACATCAACGTCGATCGACTGCCGGCCTTCATCAACGCCGCCAACACCGAGGCCACCCGCCAGATGGGCGTCTATCGCAGCCAACTGCAGACGACCGAAGGCGATCACGTCGCCATGTACATGAACGGCCAGCCGCCTCAGAAGCCACTGACCGAGGGTGAGTACGTCAAGGCCTATGGCCCGGTCGAAGGACCGCAGCGTTTTGCCAACTATCAGCAGATCGCCGTGATGGGTTCCGACATCAACGCGCTGAAACTGCAGACGCCTGAGCAGATGGCCGCGGTCGCCGAGCGCTATCGGCCCGACCCGAACGCGCCCGGCTTTGAGCTCGCCACCAAGCGCTATGACACGATCCTGAAAGCCATCGACCAGGTGAACCAGGCGCGCCAGGCCGACCCAATGGCTTATGCGCAGGCCACCAAGATTGGCGACGCCAAGCCGCTCAACTTCAACGACCAGGCCGCCTTTGGCGCCGAGCTTAACAAGCGCACCGGTGTGGCCGCCACCATGCAGCAGACCTATGGCACGCCCTACTCCTTGCTGACCAAGGCCGAGGCGACCACGCTCAACGAAGGCTTTCAGCGCATGACCACCCAGCAGCGCCTGGGATACCTCAACACCATTCGCAGCTCGGTGACAGATCCGACCGCCTATCGCGCCATCATGCAGCAGATCGCGCCAGACAGCCCGGTGACCGCCATGGCCGGCATGATCCTGTCGAAGCAAAACCCGGTGATCGTCAAGAACCTGATCAGCGCCGATCAGGTGTTTCAGCAGAAGGACGTCGCCGGCGTGATGCTTGAGGGCGAGGCGTTGCTGAATCCAAACAAGGCCGAAAAAACCGAGAACGGCAAGGGCAAGACGTTTCCCATGCCGAAAGAGCAGGACATGCGCGACCAGTTCACCAACGCTGTCGGCAAGGCCTTTGCGTCAGATCCGAACGGGGCAAATTTCGCCTATCAGGCGGTCAAGGCCTACTACGCCGGCCAGTCCGCGCGCGTGGGCGACGTCTCTGGCAACATCGACAGCGGCCGCATGAAGGACGCCATCACCGCTGTGATCGGTGGGGTGACCGACGTAAATGGCAAGGGCGAGGTGGTTCGTCCCTGGGGCATGAGCGAGGATCGCTTCATCAACGGCGCCAAGGCTGCGTTTGACGGCGCGATCGCCGCGGCCGGCTACAAGGGAACGCAGCTCGACGTCTGGGGCGCCTATGGCCTGCAGAGCGCTGGCGACAGCAAGTATCTGCTGCGCTCGGGCACGGGCTATCTGACCGACAGGACCGGCAACCCCATCGTGCTCGATCTGACCGAAAAGCCCGACTACTCGAGGCTCATCCCTGGTGGCGCGCCTGAGCCGCAACTCACGCCTCCGGCGACGCAAGCGCAAGGTAAGACCACCAAGCCCAACACCCAGCAGCCCAAGACCAAATGAGCTTCTTCGACCTCGATCCGACTGCCGGCCAGAACCTGATGGATCAGGCCAGGCTCAACCCGGTGAACCCCGAGGACATGAAGCCCGGGTGGTTTGCCGGGACGTGGAAGGCGCCCGTGACTGGTCTGGCTTCCGCGGTCAACGATGCGGCTCTGTTACTGGGGGACGCCGCCACACCGGTGTTGCGCTCTACGGTGGCGCGTCCGATCGACACGCTGTTTGGCACCAAGACCGAGGACTGGCTGATCGGGCAGCAGCAGATCGCCCGCGACAACATCACCGCCTGGTCGCCTGACCCGCGCACCACCGGCGTCGTCGGCCAGGCTGTGCACGGCATCTTCAACATTGTGCCCGAGGCCGTCGCAGGTGGCCCAGAGGTCGCTGCGTTGCTGCAGGGCTACAAGGGCATGCAGGCAGGCCTGCAGGACGGCCTGGACCCCGGCACGGCCTTCGGCAAGGGCGCGATTGATGGCATCTCGACCTGGGTCGGCCTCAAGATCCCCATGACGCTGGCGCCGCAGCTCGGCGCGGCCGGCACGATCGGCACGGGCGCTGCGGGCAACCTGGTGACCGGTATGGCCACGAGGGGCGCGACAGGCGAGCTCCTGCGCGCGCGCGGCTATGGCGACATGGCCGACCAATACAAGGTGCTCGACGGCGCCGCGATCGCCACCGACCTGATCATGGGTGGAGCCTTTGGCGCCCTCGCCCACTACGGCCCCGCCGGCATGGCCAAATACAAGGAGTGGCAGAAAAGCAACGACGGCAAGCTGTTGAGCAGCGACGAGCAGACCGCGCTTTTCCTGAACGCCACACTGCACGCCGAGCTCGACACCGCCCCGGGCATCCCCACCAACCCGGCCGCCCGGGCCGCGCATGCCGAAGCGCTCAACAAAGCCATGGCTGACCTGCTGTCGGATAACCCGGTGACGGCGCCAGATGGCGTGACGCAGGCCGATTTCATCGACAACCCAACGGCCACGCAAACACGCGCCGAGATCATGACCACTGTCGAGGAGCACCTCGGCCCCGAGTGGCAGCAGCTCAAGGGCGAGCTCGAGGCCCGCGGTTTGCCTGGCGACACCACGCTCTACCAGGTCCGCACCGCGCCCGAGAACATGGCGCCCGTGCGCCCGACCGCAGAGGTCAAAGGAATCATCGAGAAGGCCCGCGCCGAGGGCTGGGACGGCGAGCGCATCCTGTCCACCCTGGAAGGCCTGGCCGGTCGTCTTGAGCAACGCAACGCCGCCAACTTAGAAGCTCGCAAAGGCGACCGCGTGCGTGGCGAGCTCTGGATGCGCGAGCGTTTGACCCGCGCAGAACGCACTGGAGAGCTTTCTCCCGAGACGGTTCGTCTGGCCATGTGGCTTATCGACAAGAACCCGAACGTCGTGAGCGATTTGGCGCTGTCGATCCGTGGCAAGGGCGATGCCGGCGTCGGGGGCAACTACAACGTCGTCGAGCGCCTGGTCACGCTGATCAAGGGACGAGGCGACGACAGCACCGCCGTGCACGAGATCCTGCACCACACCGAGCGCATGCTGCCCGAGCCTGTGCGCGAAGGCATCCGCCGCGCCTGGCTGAAAGAGCTGCGAGCCGTCGAGCGCTTCGCCAAGACGACGCAGAACCAGACCCTGATGGTGGCCGTGGCCGATGCGCTGAAAGCGGCCACAGGTGACGACAAGGCGTTTGACCGTGTCGCCGAGATGATCAAAACCGGCGAGGTCAGCCAAAACTTCTACGCGCTGGTGAACCCGTCCGAGTTCTGGGCCGAAACGGCGTCGAAGATTATCCAGGGTCGTGCAGGCGCCGAAAGCTGGGTCGCCCAGGCTAAGCAGTGGCTGACAGAGTTCATTGAAAAGATCAAAGACGCCTTTGGCATGCGCAGTGACGCCGCGGTGATTCGAGGCCTGAACGCCGTCTTGAAGACCGAAGGCGACCTGTCCGGCAACATGCTGGCAACCAATGTGCGCCTGTATCCAGCAATCCGGCCAGGCGTCGAGGCGCCCGGTGTTGGCGTGGCCAAAGAGAACCTCAACGGATTTGAGCCGGATCTGCGCGTGAGCGTGCCGATTGGCCGCATAAGGCTGCCGGAAAAACCGCTCGTGCTGACCGGAACCAACAAGAAGAACGCCGCCCGCCAGGTCGCAGCGATCGACGACATTCTGGCCAGGTTCCCCAACGCCGACGCGTCGCCGCTTGAGTGGTCGAAAATGATGGCCTACGCGATGGCCACCAAGGATGTGCCGGTCCCGCCCTATCGCTTCCTGTCGGACATCAACAGCGACGGCGCATTCAAGAGTCTGTCGCGTCTGAGCGCCGGCCAGATCGCAGACGCGAACCACGGTTTTGAGAACGCCCGCGCCTTCCGCGAGGCCTACATCGGCAAGCAGCTCGACGTGGTCACCACCGGCAAAATGTTCCTGTGGTCGTTCCTGTCGCGCGGCGTGAGCCCCTACACCCAGGAAGGCCTGTTTATCGACGCTTTCCCGAGCGCTGGCGACTGGATCAAGAAGGCCGCAGAAGGCAACTTCACCGAAAAAGATTTTGCGGCATACGAGGCCTGGGCGAAGTCGGTTGCGCCGCAGGGATCTGGCCAGCCGGGATCTGGCGCCACGCACAACCTCAACGCCTTCGGCAAGCTGTTCCTGTACAAGATGGGCGCCAAGGGCGAGGACGGCGTCTCGCTGCTGCAGAAGATGCACGACATGATGGAAGACCCCAACATGACGGGCAAGGAGCTGCGCCGCTGGTTTATCCAGAACACCGAGGGCGTGGGCATCGACAACAAGGTCGTGTCCTTCACCATGCTGGTGGCTGGGTTTGACGACGTGATGGTGCTGGACCGCGTGCAGATCCGGCAGCTCTGGGACGACGGCCGGTTTGGCGATCGCAACCTGTATGACGGCCGCAAGGTCGACGGGAAGCCTGTCGCCGGCTCTGCGCTGTCCGAGATCACCTACGGCGCCCGCGGCCTGCTGATATACGAGGCGATTGAGCGCGCGCTGGCCAAGCGCATTGAGAACCTCTACAGCAGCCTGGGCCGCCCGCAGGACGCCAGCATTGGCCGCTATCACTGGGAAACCTGGGTGGCAGACAGCCAGCAGGAGGCCAGCCACGGCACGCTGGACGCGATCCTGGCCGACGCCAGGGGTGACCAGGCGGCCATCTCCAACGTCACCGCCAAGGAGGGCGAATACGGCGGCTATGCCTACGGGGCGCGCTATGGCCGCGACGCCAATGGCCAGCCCTATTTCCTGTACACAACGCCCATGGGCAACGAATACCGGTTCGGTGTTGGGGCTTTCCGGGAGTTCTTGGAGGCGGTAAAATTACCAGCCAACAAAGTCGTGCCGACAAAGTTCAAAGTTACGGAGGCCGGAAATGCGCCCTGGTACCAAAGGCCGGAAGTCAACAAGCCAAACCTCGAAGCCCTCGCCCAGCGCTTTGCCGGAAAGCCCGGCGCGGGCGAAGGAGCGGGAGCTGTTCGCCCGGATGGCCAAGGTGAAGCAGTATCCGATGGCGCCGGACGAGGAGCCGACCCCTACGGAGCCGACGCAGCAGTCCGCAACAATCCCAGCCTGACGGTCCCGATGGAAAACGGCGCCGAGGTTCCTGCCGCCCGAGCGCTTGCCCAGGCTGATGCGGAAATCGCAAAGGCGCAGCAGGATTCGCAAGGCTACGACGCAGCGGTCGCCTGCGCTTTAAGGGGCTGACATGAGAGAGCGCTGCATCCAGGCCGTGTCCGACGCAATCGGGCGCGCCATCACCCAGCAAGAAGCGCAAGGCATCGAGGACCGGCTCCTCAAGAACATGCGCTTTGCCGCGGCCAAAGATCCCGCCGCCTTTCGCGCGCTGTCCGCCGACCAACGTCTCAAGGCCGCAGCGGGCCTAGCCGCCCAGGAGCTGGTGCAAGAGGCCGAGCTCAAAAAGCGCCGCATCGCCCTGACCATCCAGGCGCATGATCGCCTCTCGACCTTTCTGAACGACGCCAAGACGGCCGGCCTTGATGGCCTCGACGCCCTGCGCCGCACCCTGGTCTTCGTCGCTGACGGCAAAAGCAACACCATGTCGGCCGAGAGCCGGGCCAACGCCGTGCGCGCCAACGCCATCCGACAGCTCGTCGATACGTTCGAGGCTGTCGACCCTCGGTTCTGGGGCCTGTTCGAGAGCGAGGAAGGCGTCAAGACGCTGACCCGGGCCATCTTTGGAGAGAAGACGGGCGTGCCCGAAGCGGACGCCGGCGCCAAGGCCTGGCTGTCTGTGGCCAATCAGATGCGCGAGCAGTTCAACGAGGCGGGCGGCAAGATCGGCCTGCTGGAAAACTGGAACCTGCCGCAGCACCACAGCCAGACCAAGGTCAACAAGGCCGGCGCCAATGGCTGGATCGCCGACGTCATGGGCAAGCTCGACCGCAGCAAATACACCAACGACGACGGCACGGTCATGAACGACCAGCAGATTGAGGCCGTGTTGCGCAGCGCCTGGGTGACCATCGCCACCGGTGGCATCAACCAGATGACGCCTGGCGGCCAGGGCCAATCCATGCTGGCCAACCGCCGCGCCCAGCACCGCGAGCTGCATTTCAAGGACGCCGACAGCTATCTCGACTACCAGGCCAAATATGGCGAGAAGTCGCTGTGGGGCGTTATTACCGGCCACGTCGAGGGCCTGTCCAAAGAGATCGCCATGCTGGAGACGTTCGGGCCCAACCCCGACCAGACGTTCCGGCTGCTGATGGAGAAAGAGCTCCAGGCCGCCGCCATCGACGACCCCGCCAGCACTGCAAAGATGCAACAGCAGGCGCGCCGCCTGTCCGACCTGTTCGATTTCGTCACCGGCAAGACCCAGCCGATCGTCAACGAGCACCTGGCCCAGACCTTCGACACGCTGCGCAACTGGCTGGTGGCCTCGCGCCTTGGTTCTGCCGTCATCACGGCGCTGACCGACGAGGCGACCCTGCACCTGACCGCCAAGGTCAACAACCTGCCCGAGATGCAGCTCATCCGCAACGAGCTCGCGGCGCTCAACGTGGCCAACAAGACCGAGGAGAACCTCGCGCACCGCGCAGGCCTCGGCGTCGACACGATGCTCAGCCACCTGAACCGCTGGGGCCAAGACAATCTCGGTCCTACGTTCTCCAGCAAGATGGCCAACACGGTTATGCGCGCCTCGGGCATGGAAGCTCTGGACGGCGCGCGCCGCCGCGCGTTTGGCGTCACCATGATGTCGGCCCTGGGCGAGGTGGTGGGCAAATACGACAAGCTCGCGGATCTCGACCCGGTCGACAACCGCATTCTGTTGTCAAAAGGCATCACCGACGTCGACTTTGCGATCTGGAAGAAGGCGGAGCTCGAGAAGTGGGGCGCCGGCAACGGCGTGCTGACGCCCGAGTCGATCATGCGCCTGTCGACCCGAGACATCTGGGAAGCGATCCAGCCGCGCATTCAGGAGCTCGTCGCCGAGAAGCAGGCCAAGATCGACGCCATCAACAAGATGGCCGCCATGACGCCGGAGGCGAAAGCCGAGTCGATCAAGAGCTGGTCCGACATCTACGACGACCAGATCGCCAACTTCGACGAGAAAGCCCGGCGCGAGGCCGTGCTGCGCCTGCTGGCCGTCGTGGGCGAAGAGACAGACATGGCCGTCATCCGGCCAGGCGCTGCTGACAAATTCCTGACGGGCGCCGGCATGGAGCGCGGCACCTGGAAGGGCGAGCTCACCCGCTCATTCTTTCAGTTCAAGGCCTTCCCACTTGCCATGATCGCGCGCCACTGGATGCGCGGCATGTCGATGGAAACCGCGGGCGGCAAGGCGATCTATCTGGGCAGCCTGATCGCCGGCACCACGATCTTGGGCGCCGTGTCGCAGTCGATCAACGACCTGCTGCAGGGCAAGGACGTCCGCAACTACAACCCGATGGAAGAGCACGGCGTAAAAAACTGGATGGCCGCATTCCTGAAGGGCGGCAGCCTGGGCCTGTATGGCGACTTTCTGTTTTCTGGGGCGACCCAGCACAACCAGGCCGGACCGATCGCCGCGCTCCTTGGACCGGTCGCAGGCCTTGCCGAAGAGGCGTTCAAGCTCACCCAAGGCAACATCGTGCAGGCCATGCAAGGCAAGGACACCAACTTCGGCGCCGAGCTCGTTCGCTTCGTGAGAGGCAACACGCCGGGGGCCTCGCTGTGGTACGCAAAAGCAGCCCTCGACCATATAATCTTTCATCAACTGCAAGAGTATTTCAGCCCCGGTTACCTGGCTCAGATGCAGCGCCGGGCGCAGAAGGAATTTGGCCAGCAATACTGGTGGACCCCCGGCGCCGGAATCGAAGGGATGCGCGCCCCGAATTTGGCGCGAGCCATTGGAGAATAAGCAATGACCGTCACGACCCAGACATCCTCGGCAAGCTACCTTGGGAACGGCTCAACGGTAGCCTTTACCGTTCCGTTTTACTTTCTGGCCAACACTCACCTGGAAGTTATCCTGCGCGATGCACAGGGCGTTGAGACGGTTCAGGCCCTGACCACCAACTACACGGTCACCGGCGCCGGCGTCCCGGCTGGCGGCACGGTCACTATGCTGGTCGCGCCCGTCACAGGCACGACCCTGGTGATTAGGCGCAATGTGCCGCTGACGCAGGAAGTCGACTACCAGGAAAACGACCCCTTCCCCGCCGCGACCCACGAGCTCGCGCTCGACAAGCTGACCATGGTCGCTCAGCAGTTGGACGGCGAACTGCAAAACGCCCTGCACTTTCCGGCGACGGAAACCACAAACGATGGCGAGCTTCCGATAGCTGCCGATCGAGCCGGCAAATATTTGGGCTTTGACGGCAACGGCAACCCAATCTTGTCGGGGATCATTCCAGACAGCCGCTACTACGGAGCTTTGGCGTCAGACCCCTCGACGCGCCCCAACGGCAGCGCGATGGTGGCTGGCGACGCCTATTTCAATACGACCTACCAGGCGCTCTACATCTACACCGGTTCGGCGTGGACCGCGGCGCCTTATGTGGCGGACGGCACCAGCCTACGCACCGGCACAGCCACTGCAGGCCAGACCGTGTTCAACGTCACTGGCGGCTACACCCCGGGCAAGATCCAGGTCTATGTCAATGGCGTGCTGCTCGACCCGGCCGACTACACGGCGACCAACGGCACAAGCGTCACATTCGCTTCAGCTCTGGCGCTCAACGACACCATCTCTGTGGCCGTTTTCAAATCGGTCGGCAGCGTCTCGATCAACGATGTGACGGGCATCACGTTCAGCACGTCAGCAGCAAGTGGCAGCGCCGTCGAAGGCGCGTTGTGGTTCAGGGTGTAAACCATGCCCATCTACGCTTATGTCGGCGGCACAGGCCCAACGCTTGATCTGAATTTTGTCGCGCAGACATATCAGCGGGGCAACACGCCTGTCACCTACACATACCTCGCCTGGCGTGAGGTGCAGGCTGTGTATGCCTACCGCAACGGCGCATGGGTGCAAACGGTCGGCTCGTGGGCTGGAAGAGGCGGAACCTATCAGCCGTTGATGGCCGGCATCAACTACCTGTCGTTGTCGATTGGAATACTGAAAGCATACATTGACCCGGCGTCTGCCGAGGGCGTTTTGTTCAATCGCATTTACAACGGCAGAAGGGTCGGAGACGTCAACAACGACACGTTGATCACCATTTCCGACTCTCTTGATACGCTGAAATTCTACAACGGCCAGGCGATCAACCCCGTGTCGGAAGCGTATCTGCGCAATGAGCTGCTGCCGATTTTCCAATACTACGCGCCTGACTACAACGCGTATCTCTATTCCTGAAAGGCTGGGCCGATGAATGACGCGATCCCGTGACACCGCAAACCTGTTGTCTGATGGCGGCATTGGAGCAGCCGAGCTGCTGACCGACGCCGTCGAAACCGCGAAGATTAAAGACCTGAACGTGACAACGGGAAAGCTCGCCGCAAACGCGGTTACGCCAGGAAAGATGTCGCAGCCTCTTACGCACGGCACGCCGGTGGCCACAACCAGCGGCACCGAAAAAGACTTTACCGGCATTCCTGCCTGGGTGCGGCGCATCACTGTTTCTCTTGCCGGTGTCTCGCTGTCTGGTACAGCGCTGCTTCGTTTTCGTTTGGGCACGTCTGGAGGGTTTGCCACGAGTGGTTATGTTGGCGCCGGATCTGTGATTTCGTCTGGTTCGGCCACGGCAAACCAAACTGCTGGTTTTGACATTTACACCAACGTACCCAACGCAAGTTACACCTACAGCGGCGAAATCGTTTTTGTTTGTGTGGATGCAACTAATGACATCTGGGCTGCGGCTGGAACATTCTCATGTAATTCTGTGGCTTGGACGCATACTGTTGCTGGGCACGTTGACCTGTCTGGCGCACTGACACAGGTGAGACTGACAACCAGCAATGGAACCGACACTTTCGACGCGGGCACTATCAACATTCACTATGAGTGAGCCATGGACAATCAGCAGCTATTCAACATTGTTGTGTCGGTTGGCGGATTTATGGCCGCCTGGGTCTTCAACAACATGAACAGGCAGATCCAAAGACTTGAGGACAAGTTAGCGGAACTGCCAATGGTCTACGTGCAAAAGGATGACTACCGGTCTGACATTGCAGAGGTGAAAAACATCTTGCACCAGATCTTCGACAAGCTGGACGGCAAGGCCGACAAGTGATGTGGACCCGTTTACCCTTCTGGCGATGGCAAACGGCGCTGTCGCTGCCGTCAAGAAGGGGTGCCAGCTCTACAAGGACATCAAGAGCGCAGCGGGCGACGTCAGCTCGGTGCTCAAGGACATCGACAAACAATTTGCAGGAAGGAAGGTAAGCAAGGCCCAGGCAGAGAAGATTGCGGAAAAAAAGGCAGAGGTGAAGGCCGCGGCCACCACCGATCCAAACGACGTGATCTCACAGATCGGCAATCAGCTCGGCGACTTCTTCGACGCATTCGACAAGATCGAGCAGCTTTTCTACGAGGAGGAGCGACACGCAAGAGAGGTCTACGAGGGCGACGAGTCGGTGAACAGGCGGGCGCTGCAGCGTGTGCTGGTGCGCTCTAGGCTTGAGATGATGCAGGCCGAAATGCGCGAGTTGATGATCTACCACTCGCCGCCTGAGCTGAAAGATTTGTGGGGCCGGTTTGAGCTCATGCGCGAACAGATCGGCAAGGAGCAAAAGAAGGCCTGGGAAACGCTGCGCATCAAGCGGCAGCAGGAGGAAGCAGAGCGCAGAGAGCTGCATGATTTTGTTTGGGGGATAGTCGGATGGCTGGTCGCCGTGGCAGTGCTGTGGATCTACGCGACGCTTCTGCTGTGGGCGATCGCTCTACACAGAGACGGCTCGCTCTCTCTATGGTGGGTAACATCATCATGATGCTGATCTTGGTGCTGGCGCTGACCTTCGGCGGCTTTCTGTACATGGACTACAAGACCGAAGAGGCCAGAGCAAAGAAGATGGACAAACGCGTGATCGAGCTGCGCCGACAGTTCGAACAATTTTGCAAAAAGGATTGATATGCGATGGTTGCTTGTTTTGCTGCTGCTGGCCGGGTGCCAGGACAGATACCGCTACCCGTGCATGGATGAAAAGAATTGGGACAAGGAAGAGTGCAAGCGCCCCCAGTGTTCCATTCTGCAAGTGTGTCCTGATCAACTGATCAAACCTGAAGAGATGAAAGGGGAAGTGCGATGACCTCTGAAAAGATCGATTCGATCATCAAGCTGGCGATCACCATCACGTTCTGCATCACGATCGGCTGCATGGTGTTTCTGTCCATGTATAGCCTGGTCTTTGTGCCGCAGCCCATGAACGGCATCGCGCCGGCCGACAAGCAGTTTTTCTTCCTGCTGTCGGACATGAGCAAATACATCCTCGGATCGCTGGGCACGCTGCTGGCCATCAAGGGCAAGGACGCGATCGCCGAGATGATGACCAGGGAGCCCGAGCCACAACCCAAAGAGGCCAAAGATGGACAAGCTGCTTGACCTGTTGAAGGGAGCAGCCCCTGCCCTGGCCACCGCGGTCGTCGGCCCCTTGGGTGGCGCGGCCATAAACGCGATCGCTGACAAGCTCGGCGTCCCTGCCACCCCGGCCGCCATCACCAGCGCGCTCGAGGCGAACCCCGAAGCCGCCGCCAGACTGCGCGAGATCGACGTGCGTGAGTTCGAGGCCGAACAGAAGGCCGTGTCCGAGCGCTGGCAGGCCGACATGAACAGCGACTCGTGGCTGTCCAAGAACATCAGGCCCATGACGCTGATCTACCTGCTGACCGCCTACCTGCTCATGGCGGTCGCAGACGGCGCCGGGTTCCACATCTCTGAGAGCTACGTCACCCTGCTCGGACAGTGGGGCATGTTGGTCATGGGTGCTTATTTCGGTGGCCGGACTATTGAGAAAATCGCAACAACGATGGAGAAACGCAAATGAAAGAAAACTTCGACGAGGCGCTGGCGGCCGTGCTGCATCACGAGGGCGGCTTTGTGAACCATCCTTCTGACCCTGGCGGCATGACCAACCTGGGCTGCACCAAAAAGGTCTGGGAGGAGTGGGTTGGCCACCAGGTCGACGAGCAGACCATGCGCAACCTCAAGCCGGCCGACGTGGCCCCGCTCTACAAGGCCCGCTACTGGGACAAGGTGCACGGCGACGAGCTGCCTGCCGGAGTCGATTATGTGGTCTTTGACGCGGCCATCAACTCTGGCCCTGGGCGCGCCGTGAAGTGGCTGCAGGCCTGCGTGGGCGTTGATCCTGACGGAGCCATCGGTCCGCGCACCATGGCGGCCGTGAAGGCTGCGAACCCC